GAGGCATATGAAAGTATGTTCGGCTCGTAAGCCTACCGTTTGTTAGGTAGGCTTACGACGTTGTCAATACTGTTGATCTCGGCCTGCTTGCTGGCTTCGACCACATCATCCAGCACACCCGCCATCCGTGGGTGTGTCAGGTCGATCCCGATCACGTACATCTGCGGCATGGAGATCGGTGTGTTCTTGCCGAGCGATGCCTTCTGCGATGGCGGGGTGGCGTCCGCGCCCTGCGCTACCAGTTCCGTCGCCAACTCACGCGGGTTCTGCCCCTTGGAAGCGTACCAGCGGCGGAAGTGCGACCGGTCCAGCATCATGGTGGCCTTCGTGATGTCGGCCGATGCCCCGGTACGGTACCCGTCGATCCTTACACGGACGCTGTTGCGCGGGAGGCGGGTGGAGTCCACGAGAGGGGATGCGCTGGGGCTGTGGAATACCTGCACTGTCTCGGACAGGTGCTCGTTCATGTACTCCGCGATCAGGTCGAACATGTCTACGCGGTTGTCTGCAACCGCTGCGCGCATATCGTCCAGCTGGTTCACCGCCCAGTAGGTGCAGTCGGTCTGCGTGAAGTCGATGATGTCCCACTCATGTGCGAGGCGCAGGCACAGTTCGGGCAGCACACAGCTGACCTCCCAGAACCGCTCGACACCGCTGAACTTCTGCCCGTAGGTAAGCGGGAACTGCGCGAACGAGTTGGCCACCATAGCGTGGATGCCTTGGTCATCCATCTGCATGAGCCGCTCGATAAACTTGCGGCCGCCCCACCCGTAGTTGGTGGTGAACAGGTTGTGCAGCTTACGCCCTGCGTCTGTGCCTGACCGGAAGATGGGCGAGGCGTCCACCCGTAGTTCCAGCAGGCGGGCCATCTGTGCGTCGTTCTCATCCCCTGCTGACAGCAGCTTCGCAGCAATCGGTTTGTTCGTGGAGAGGGTGGAGAACAGCGCCCACTCTCTCGGTGCCTTCTCCTCGGCGCTGCGCGTAAGCCGTGCTTTGTCCCGCCCTTGGCTGACCCAGTATAGGTAGTCGCCCACGTCCTTGTCGCTCATCTGCGTGGCTTCATCCACCGTCATGGGTAGGTTGCCGTACAGGCCGAAGCGATTGAACAGCGAGTTGGCTGTGAACTTGGACTGGAAGTGCAGCTTCTCAGGGTCACCCCACACAGACTGCTGCATCAACTGCGCCAATGACTTACCGCTACCAGATGGGCCGTAGAGCGAGACGGTCACACCCTTCAGACCAGTGAACTGCATGAGGATCGAGGCGAAGCCCACCCCTATGGCGAACTGGTGCGGGTACATCTTACCCTTGCGCAGCACCGTGGTGCCTGCCTTCCACGTCTCGAAGCTACCCTTGGTGGTAAACATGTCGCTGCCCGCACGGTTCACGTGGGTGGCCAGCCGGATCGTCTCCTTGACAACAACACCGTTCTCATCGCGCCGATACAGGTCATCACCAAGAACGAAGATGTTGTTCTCCTCCTTCCAACCCATCGTAGCGTAGAGGTTGGTGACTGTCCTGACCTTGCGCAACTCATTCATGTATGAGCGTAGCATGATCTGAAAGTACTCCGTTTGTCTCTTGGTTTCGAGGACGATACCTTGGTCGGCAACGCAGCCGACGAACTCCCGGTATGTGCCATCTGCTAGGTAGGCTTGGCGTAGCGACAGGACCTTCCACCCGACATGCGGGCGGTTCCACATGTACTGCGCCACCTCGTAACCGAGGTGCTCATCGTAGCCATAGCTGATCGGGTAGATGTCGAATGGTGCCACAAGTATATCGACCTCGTCGATGGTGGCCATGATGCCCTTCTCCGTCCGCTTGAAGGGCTTGGGCAGTTTGATCTCGGTGACGGCGCTGGTCGGGGCCTCAGCGGCGGTGTCCACCTCTTTGTACCGCACACCTAGTCCCGCTGGGCTGCCGATCCTGCCCGCGTAGATGCAGCCCTTACACCCAACAGGTCGCTCCGACTCGAACTTGGCGCAAGTGGTGGGACCTGTAGCCTGTGCTTGCCACTGCTGCATCTTACGCAGCGTGTCGGTCTCGGAGTAGTTGGGGTGGTGCTCACTCCAGCGGCGGGCGGTGTCCTCGGGGTCCTCGCAGAACGCAGCCACACCCAGCAAGGCGTACCACATGGGCTCGGACACCCGGTCTTGGTTCTCCGTGGCCCACTTCACCTGCGCGCACTTGGTTGCGACGAAGTTGCCGACAGCCGGGGGCATGTCGCTGCGCACTGCGAGGCTATCCCGCAGACTATTGTTGCGGGGTTTGATCGGCTTGTCGGCCGCGTCGTAGTAGTACGCCAGCGCTTTCTTCAACGCATCCACGGTGGTGTCACCGCCGTCGAGCAGGACCTTGACTGCCTTGGGCTTGGCCGGGTCCTTGAAATTGTGCGTACCCACCGGGCGCAGCACCAGCGATGCGTCGGATGTTTTGGTCGTGTCGATGTCGAAGCCATGCCCTGCCGCAGCGTCCTTCATGGCGCGGGCAAGCGGGGTCCACTCGTCCTGATCGAGGTCGCGCTCCAGTATCCAGTAGGTGTGCAGCCCGTTGCCTGACTTGACGATCAGTGGCTTGGGTAGCTTGGCTTGTGCGACGAAGTCACCAAGGGCCTTGAGCCCTTCCTTCCATGTGGGGAACGGCTTGTCTGCACCGCAGTCTACGTCGATGGTGATGACCTTCGTGGCCTGTGCGTTCACCTTCCGGCGGCTGCTGTCGTCCTTAAAGGTGGAGATAGCGAAGTACGCATCCTGTCCGTTCTGGTCTAGCGATACTACGTCGGCCACCATGGCGGCTAAATCGCTGAAGAACCGGTTCCTCTTTCCGGTCAACGCGAACCTGCAGTACATCCCCTCCGCGGGCAGGACGCGCTGGAGAAATTCCAACGTATCCATGTGTCATGCCTTGCTCTGTGGGGAGGACTACGCGCCCTCCCCGTTGTGCCACGTTACTCTTGTACGTCCAAAATCTCAAGGAGCGATCCGAGCCGTTGGCTACTTGTCATTACCTTGGCCCCTTGCGGGGGCCAAGTTCCTGCTTTCAGAAGCGGAAGAACCTGCCGCAGAGTAGCCGCGACTTTCTTCTGGTTAGTCTCCCGCATGGGGCCACCGTCGATCCACTTGTAGTAGGTATACCGGGTGACCCCGAGAAGGGCGGACATGTCCTTGATGGTGAAACCCATACGTTCGCGGACCAGTTCGACCTTCTCGAAGTCAATGGCATTAGTCATCGTCAGCATCATCCCCGATCATGGCAGCGATCTCGTCTGCCAAGCTGGCAACGTCGTCGTCCACGACCGTGGCCTTGGGCTCAGCCTTGGGCTTGGCAGCCGTCTTGGGCGCAGGCTCCGCTGCCTTGGCAGCACCGAACCCACGCTTGGGCTTGTCCTGAACCACGGGCTCCGGCTCCGGCTCCGGCTCCGGCTCCGGTGCGGGTTTCGCCTTGACCGCTGCCTTGCGCATCTGGGTGGGTGCCGCCACAGCATCGGGTTGCTTCTCGCCGGTGATCTCCAGCACGTTGTCAGCACCGAACAGCGGCTCGACCGCAGCGTAGGCATCCTCGTCAAGGAACCCGCCGAACCCGAACTTCAGCTTGGGGAACGAGGCGTCAGTGTCAAAACCGATCTTGGTCTTGACGACCTCGGCCGGGATACCACGGACGGACAGTTCCTTGTGGTAGGCGTTGAGGCCCTTGAGTGCAGCAGGCGTGACCTGCAGCAGGTAGACCGGACCCTCGGGATCGTCAGCCGAGACTACAGCCAACCGCTTCTGGTCAGTGCAAGCCTTCAGCTGCTGGCCCTGCGGGCCGATCTTGGAACCCCATGCGTTGTGCGGGCAGCCAGCACACATGTCGTTCTGCGGGGTCTCTGCCTCGGGGTGGGGCTTGATACCATCCAGCGAGTAGCAGTCGGGTGCCGACGGCTCAGCGTCCTTGTCCCACGCCTTGGCGTAGAAGGTCTTGGACAGCTTGGGGTTAGCGCCGACGATGATTACGTCCAGCGCGGTGGTATCCAGTACGGTCTCGGTGCCGTCCTCGACGATGCGGAAGCGCGCACCCTTGATCGAGATGCGGGGGAACGACTGGCCCTGCGAGATACCAGAGGCGATGCTCTGGGACAGCGCCGACGGCTGGCCGACCTTGGCCGCGAGGTGCGCGGGGACTTTGATGTTAACGGGGATGATGTTGCTCATGGGTGTTCTCCTTAACGAGCGGTAGGTTTACGAATGTTGATGTCCAGCTTGGTACCGTAGGTGATACCCGGCGGGACTTCCTTGTTGGCGTCGATGTAGCCCCGCACTGCGGTCTTACTGACGCGGCGCTCCAGCATATCGTAGGCATCCTGTTCGCGGATGAAACGCAGGACCTCGTCCCAGTTCTCCACGTTGGCGAAGTCAGTGGTGGTCAGGAAGGCCGTGCCGTGCTCCGTCTTGAAGGACGTGACGCCATCGGCGTCAGCCTTGGCCTTCAGCCATGCCTCCAGCTTGGTCATGTTCGCCTTGACCGCATCGACCTCGGCCTTGACGGTGGCTTCTAGCGCCGCCTTCTTGTCACGCAGTTTCATGTACTGCTTGATGACGGCATCTACTGTGATTGTCATGTGTCACTCCGTTTGTTGTTGGATCAGATCGAGGAGCAGGCCCTGCAGTTTCTGCTTATTGGCCAGCCGGTGGTACATCTTATGCTCCAGATCGGTTGCCTCGATGTGGACCACGTTGCTGACGTGCCGCTTCCCGATACGCTCGACGCGCCCGTTCGCTTGGACATACTGCTCGTTGCTGGTGATGGGGCCGTACCAGATCACGGTCGATGCCGAGGTCAGGGTCAAGCCATGTGCCATCGTCGCAGGGTGAGCGATTAACACGCGCGGGTCTTTGCTGTGCTGGAAGTCGTGGAAAATCTGGTTCCGCTTCTTGGACGACACCGCGCCATTCACCACGGCTGTGGTCCACCGCTTGGACAGTTCCCGTTCCAGCATGTTGAGAGTTCCCGTCAGGGGAACAAAGACGATTACTTTCTCTCCTGCTTCTTCAATCACCTCCTTCACTGCGTTCACCCGTGGTGAACAGTCCACCTCGAAGTCCTGCCCGTCGTCCGTGTAGGCCACGCCGCAGGCAATCTGCACCAGCTTCTGTACCTTCACCGCCTCGTTGACGGCGCTGATCGTACTGTCCTCGCTGTCCAGTTCGATGACCAGTTGGCGCATCATGGTGGTGTAGTGCTGCTTCTGCTCAGCAGTCAGGTCCACCTTGCGGGTCTGGATCACCGTGTCCGGCAGGTCAAAGCACTCGTCGCGGGTGTAGCGGATCGCTGGCTGCAGCGTGTTGCGTACAATCTCCATGCTCTCCGGCCGCGGCACGAAGCGCCACTGCCCTACCTTCATCATAACTTGGTCACGGAAGGCCGTGTATGTGCGCGTCGAGTACGGGCTATCCACCAGTTGCGACAGGGTCCACGCATCAGTGGGGTCGTTGGGCGTAGGTGTGCCTGTCATCAGCCACAGCCGGGTGTCGGGGTTCTTGTTCATCCACTTCTTGAAGTACTTGTACCGGCTGGTCGATGGGTTGCGCAACACAGCCGCCTCGTCCACGATCACAAGATCGACCTTACCGATGAGGTCCTCAGCGATGATGTTGAACCCGTCGTGGTTGATGATGTAGAAGTCAGCCTCGGTATCGAGCAACCGCTTGCGGCGCGCTGCCGTGCCGTGCAGCACCACATGCTTGCGGTGGTAGAAGCCCTTGAAGATAGCGTCACCCCACACCCGCTCCAGTGTGGACAGCGGTGACAGAACCAACACCTTTTTGATGTCCCCGATCTTCATCAGGTAGTCGGCTGCCCAGAGCGCGCTCTGTGTTTTGCCTGTACCAATCTCGTTGAGCACAAGGCACTTGGCATTGACGGTCAGGAAAGCTGCCGTCATCTGCTGGTGTTCGTAGGGTGTGAACTGGCCGGGCCAGTCGTAGTAGTGCAGGATCGGGGAGGGTGCAGCGATACCTAAAGCCCGCAGGTTGCGGACCTCATTGATCTTGTGCGGCACCGCAACGAGGTCAGTCCCACGGAAAGATAGCGTCTTGGCGGTCGGTACTGTCTCCAGCACACGCGCCGGGTTCTTCAGCTTGAGCGCCAACGCTTTGGCCTTTGGAATTACAAGCACGTCAGAGCCTCTCGAAGATCGTGACAACGCGGAAGCGATGGTTGGTTGATTTCACCATCCCGATTACGCCGACAATCTTCCACTCATCCTTACGATACATTGGCAGGACTTGATCCAGCCAGACAACATGGGTCCCGGCGCGGCAGCCCGCCAGTGCCTTCAGCACCTTGTTCCGCTTGACCATAGTGGGCTGGTAGTGCTCGGCGTCTTCGGACCATACGCAACACCCGAAGGCCGTCACGACTGTGGCACTCACAGTAGCCAGTGGTGAGGCCGCGCTTTATACGGCTGGCTATAGAGCGCATGTAGTTCACGATGAACGCAGCCTGCTCTACATTATCCGCTGGTTCAGTGCGAGACCACGATCCTACAGCGCCTTCGTGG